CAATTTCAAAATTATATACACGGTTCTCAGATGTACCAAATAATACAGATAAACGGTTATATGATTTAGGTAAATTAACTGTGGCAACCCAAGGTATGCAAGCTGCTACAACTGTCGGATCATTGTATTGTATATACGATATTCTTCTTTTCAAGCCTGAATTAAATTCCAATTTAGGTAAATTAACCCGTTCAGCTCATTATCAAGGTAATACCGTTGCAGCCGCTACTCCGTTAGGATCAACACAAACTGAAAAGTTTGATAACATAGGTTTAACTTTTAATTCAAATATTATAACAATTCCTAAAAATACTGCAGGAAAATTTCAATTTTCGTTACGTTATGTAGGAACATCAACTGCCTCATTGGCAATTTCGATATCAGGCCAAACCAATCTTACAAATCTCAATCTTTGGGATAATTCAGTTGGTTCATCCGTCATGTCAGCAGGCACGTCTACTGCTTTAATGCTTGATTATACTTTTCTCATAACAGATCCATCCGTTGCATCGACCATAACCGTCGCAACAAGTGGAACATTACCTGTAAACGTGACTTCATGTGATATCAATTTAGTTCAATTAAATTATGATACAGCATGAAATAAATTATGAAGTCAATTAATCCTAACGGGTCGCATAATATTATTATAAATAATAATAATATACTCCCAATTCTAAAGATGAAAATATGAAAATGAAAATAATTATGTTAATATTAATATGCTAATCTTGAAAATTATCACAAGTCATGATAATGAAAAAAGTGTATATGCATAAGACATTTTTCTTTTATTATCATTGACTTAAGGGGGTCTAGGTAATACTATAGACCCCCCGTGATAATTTTCATACAATGATTTAAAAAAATGTTAATATAATAATCTTGAAGGCTAAAGCCTCCGCTCGTTCCGACGTTAATAAAAAATTATAAATAATTTTTGCTCTCCATTTTTACTACGTCTGATTTAATTTATTTATTTTCTATCCGATAATATATAGTATAGAAAATGTTAAGTGAATTATACAATAGGCTTGTATATGGAAAACGTAAAAGAATATCAAAGATGTTATTGAGAGATATATGTATGTTCAATAAAATAGCATTAAAACCAACAAATACAATAGTAAAATATAACATAGCGGTATATCGAGGATCAGATTATGAATGCTTAGATGATATGTATTATTTTAAATTAGCAAAAACTTATTATAATATTATTAAAAAATAATATGCGTTTATTTTTTAAAAATTATTATCTTATCATAAAGTATAGTTAAGTTAAAATTATTTTTAAATGAGTAAAAAAATTCCATTATGTAAAAAATTACCCGAAAGCGTAATATACAAATCATCCAGAAATTGGATATTTACATTAAACAATTATACCGATAATGATATCGAAGAATTAAAAAAAATTGAATGTAGATGTATTATTTTTGGTAAAGAAATAGCACCACTAACATTAACACCTCATTTACAAGGTTGTATTGTTTTTAATACTATAAAATCATTTAAACAAGTAAAATTGTTAAATGATAAATGTAGATTTGAATCAATGATCTGTCCTTTAGAAAATAATATAAGTTATTGTAAAAAAGATACTGATTATATTTGTATAGGAGATATTCCTATTAGTAAAAAAACAAAAGGACTTAAAGGTAAAGAATCTGCAATTAATATATGGGGAGATTTTGATAAGGATATTATTTCTGGAATGTCAAAAAAAGATCTTGTATTAAAATATCCAAAATTATACGGATGTTATAAAAATGGTTTCGATGCACATTTTGAATTATTTAAACCAAAAATGATTTATGATATTACTAAAATTGATAAGCCACTTTATGAATGGCAAAATAAATTCTTAGAATTAATAAAAATTACAGATGATCGTAAAATTATTTGGGTATATGGTAAAACAGGAAATGAAGGAAAAACATCAATGTCGAAACATATGATAAGTTGTCTTAATTATCTTAGATGTGAAAACGGTAAAAGCACAGATATAGCCCATATGTGGCAGGGACAAGATTGTATATTTGATCTGTCAAGAAGTCAAGAAGATCATTTGAATTATTCAATTATAGAATCTATAAAAAATGGACTCGTTTTCTCTGGAAAATACGATTCATGTTCTAAAGCTTATAAAATACCACAAGTTATAGTATTTGCAAATTTTGCACCTGATACATCTAAACTAAGTATTGATAGATGGGATATATGGGAAATAAATAAAACTAAAGATATGAAATATATTTGTGTTAATGATTTAATTGATGATACAGATACAACATATTATAATAGTAGTAGTAGTAGTAATAGTAGTAATAAAAGTTTTGAGAAAATAATAAAAAAATCTAAAAACTTTAAATAAATAATAAAATTATTCTAAAATAATATAGAAATATTATTTTAAATATAATAAGTTTATTTTACGAAATTTTTTTTCTCACACTATTTTATTATACAAAAAATGCCAAGAAAATCAGGTGCAGGTGCAAAAAAAAATTACGCTATTGTTAAAAAAAAACCTAAAAAAAATACTATTACAGGTAGGGGGTTTTACAAAGGCTTTGGAAAAGATCTAGGAAATTTTTTAGGTAATTCAGTTGGACGAGTTTTAAACATTCCGGGCTTGGATATTGCGGGAAGTAAATTAGGTGAATGGGGATCCAAATTAACAGGATTTGGAGCATACAAGATAAATAAAAATTCTATTATGTATCCCGAACATCCCAGAATAGAAAATAAAGGAATTGATGGAGCGTTTACCATTAGGCACCGTGAGTATATCGGGGATATTGTTGGGTCAATAGGTTTTAATATTGCCTATGAACTCGATATTAATAGTGGTCTCAGTAGTACATTTCCATGGTTAAGCGCTTTGGCAAGTAATTTCTGTCAATATCAAGTCAACGGAATGATTTTCGAATATCAAACCAGTTGCGGGGCGAGTATCTCAAGCACTAATAACTCGATGGGAGAGGTTATGATAGCTGTTCAATATGACGCCGCTGAATCTTCTTATGTCAATAAGCAGCAAATGATGAATGATGAATTCGCAAATTCCACCGTTCCGTCACAGAATATGATCGTTCCTGTTGAATGTGACCCTAAACAGACAACAATTTCAAAATTATATACACGGTTCTCAGATGTACCAAATAATACAGATAAACG